GTCATAAGGTCTTGGCACACATCCTCAACAAGAACTGATGCCAGTGAGTCCCATGTCTCACAACCATGGTGGGCATACTTATGCTTAAAAATATCTTCGCTAAACTTTGAACGAAACATGGGATTTTCGTTCGACCTAAACTGCGGCATGTTATTCCCCCTTCTCTTTGTATTCTAATTCTAATATCAACTGTGCATAGTGAATTGCTTTTTCTATATCCTTTCTACCTTCGCCTTTTGTACGATGCCGAGTTATGTATTTTATCACATTACCCTCAAAGTAGTCAAGGTTATTCGCATGAATATATTCTACTGGCTGTATACCACAATCTTTGTAGTGTTGACCACCAACCTGTTTATCAAGTGCTTTGTTTTCTTTCATACGTCTTATATAATATCCTCTTGCGCTTTCATATACAGTTTCTGGATAGCTTGATTCGTCATATGAGGCTACTGAGTTTTCGTCTGAGTTCATGTATGTTCTCCGATGTAACAGTTTTGATTGCAAAAGTTCTGACGATTTGTGGTTCAAGTCCAGCAAGTTCACATGTTATTTCAAAGTTCTCACAGGTAACTCCCACTGAACAGAAGACCCATGCACTTGCCTGATCACGTTGTAGCACTGTCTCCAGTGTTTCTTCCGGCTCCTTTGGTTTGGATAAGTCTAACAGAGATTGGACTACAATAGCAAGGTATAAAGTTTTATCAGGGTTCTTGTCTGTAAGATCGTACAAAGTTACCTGCTCTTCTTCATCAATCATCAGACCCTATCCTTTCTACTTTTACTATGTCTTTATGTATGTCTCTTTTTCCACTAAAAACACTATATACATTAGCCGGGTCATAACCATCTTTTGATAGAGTACGCCACTCTTCAGTATGGCCGTCTTCAAATGTTATAAGATATGGCCCTCTATATCTAGGTGTACGCATTTTAGCTTGTGCTTCAGGAGTTGCTAAAGTTTTTTTAAGAGAAGCGGATGCTTTATCTTTAGATTTGGAGCTATGAGTTTTCCCTTCAAACGTAATCCAAGGACAGTCTGCTCTTCTTTTTTTAGCAGCAACAACCATCTTGGCTCTTACCTCTGCACTGTGAAACTCAGGAGCGATAAACTTTACAGAACCTATCTGCCCGTTGTAGTACAGTCGTTCACCACAGGGCAGAAGTTCCGGTGAGAGTACATCATTGTCTGTCTGGAAATGTACCTCACCGCTCACCACACCACCTCTTGTTTTATAGTTACAGATAATCTCAAAGGTAAACTTATCTTTACCCATACGCTGCATGTCTTCTTTAAGTGGCTTGCATGATCCTGCGTACACTCTCCAGTTAGATTCTTTAAATCGTTTTCTTTTCTTATAGGTATGGTAGAACTTCCTACCAATATACTTCCTGTCAGTGACAGTGTTTGTTATCAGGTAAACAAAACCATAGTATGTATCAGGGTCTACCTCGCCAACCCAATGATGTTTCTTGGACACTTAGACAGATACTTCCGGTACGTCAGGCTGCTTCGCTACCTGCGTAAGATACCGCCTACCCTGCGAATACTTGAACGCACGTAGACCAGCACCGCCATTAGCATCAACCCAACAATCTCTCTTATGTTCGCAATAAACACAACCAACAGCAAGCTTACGGTTCCCAGACTTACCATCAGGTAAATCGGAATAGCACTTATCAGGTACGCTACTGTCAGCAACCACCTTTTTAAGGTGTCTAATTCTTTCTTTAGCATTGATCATATCCATACTGTGAAGTTGCGATAGACATATCTCACCAGTGGATTTGTTAATGGCAAGGAAGGCGGCACGATCCAGACCATTAGCCATTGCATAGGCTGATATCTGCGCCACATACCCAAAGGGATCATCTTCTGTTAGCTTGTTATGTTTAAACTTATCAAAGCCCATACCACTTGCAGACTTAACATCAACAAGAACACCGTCGATGATGGAATCCTGATGACCAACCACCCCCTCCAGAACAACTTCCCTTTGCTGATCTGTGACCGTATGTCCTGCCACAGTAGCGCAGAACAGAAGGAGTTCCTCCAGAATATATCCGTAAAGAAACTTAATCCTTGTTGATGGGGGTAACTGTTCCGGTGTAAGCTTTTTATTTACATCATACCATAGCTTCCTGTCAGGCTTACCAATGGCTGATAGCCGCAGGTTGCCACGATCTCTTGGTACTTCATAGAGAAAACTTTTAAGGTGTACCTTTAGCATTTCACCAAAGGTGTCAATATGTTTATCTACCTCTGCCTCAGACATATCAATAGGTGTCAGGTTAAATAAATTATAAATATCTTCTACTAATGTTTCAACTTGTTTCATAATATAAACAGGGAGTGCCGCCTAATTAAGCAGCACTCCCCTATACCTCCTATGTTATATTAGAAAGGGACGGCTTCTGATGCAGTCTCTTGAACATAACCACCATCAACAGGTGCAAAGTCCTCAGTACCGTCCAAGTATTCAATAAAATCTACTACCTGTACGGCTGCAAGATCAGAGGATACTCCAGACTTACCAGCATAGTTCCAATCAAAAGGAATAGCCTTTACATTTACCAAGCTACCATTAGCAATTTTCTTTCCATCCCACAGGTTATTCTGTGAGTCTTTTACGATAGGAGCTTGACGCTCCGTACCATCTTTTCGCATAACCTTACGCTTAATAGTAACAAAGTCACCACGCTCGTCTTCCTTATTAGAGATAGGAAGATTAGCTCCCTCAATAACAGGACGATTCTCATCGTTTACTTCAATCTGAATGCTCCACACTGGATCGAACTTGGTGTTCGGCTCAGTGATAGAAGCATAGTGGCACTTACCAGTAATGTAAATTGGATCGTTCATAAATAGTCTCCTTGTGGTGCTGCTCTATTGCAGCCATGTTAGGGATCATTCCCTGATAGGTCGTCTACTACTAACTAAACAACAAGTGCATTATAGCACATCGAATATACAGGTGTCAACATATTAATGTGTCTCTGCCCAATTATTTCCAACCTTGAAGTCTGAGTCAAGGTCACACTTAAAGTCCAGAATCTTCTGTGTTGTATACATAGCCTCCTTTGTTATTTTAGTAAAGCTCTCTATGTCTGGCTTGGCTACCTCAAACTGATACTCATCGTGTACTGAGGCAACAAGCTTGGCGTCAAGGCCATGCTCCCAGATCATTCTGTCCATCTCAACAAGCCAACGCTTACAGACCACTGCACCTGCTCCTTGAAGTAGGGTATTAAGTGCAGCATGTTCATGCCTGATGTGTAACATACGTCCATCAAGACCTCGTATAGTTCCTGATGCTGCCACTGCACCTATGTCTTTACGTAACTTATTAAGTGCTGGCATGTTCTTCAGAAACTTAGCAATAAGATTACGTCCATCACTGGCAGAGCCACCAACAACGCTACCTATCTTGGCAGGACCGGCCCCATATAAAAATGCGTATATGAATGTCTTGGCTTGATCCCGATTACTTAGACCTGCTGCCTTCATGTTAGCTGTATGTACATCACCTGTCAGTACTTCATTGGTAAACTTAGCATCGTCCATGTAGTGAGCAAGACATCTAAGTTCAAGACCGCTGGCATCAGTACCTACAAGCTGATGGGTGTCAGTGTTTGATACTGTCCACAGTTCCCTGCACTCCTTACCATAGGGACTGTACACTGCCGGAACCTGTGCCATGTTAGGGCCATGATGTGCCATCCTGCCGGTGATGGTCTTCAGTGTCATGACCCTGCCATGTACTCGTTCCTTCTCACTACATGCCTGTATCCATGCCTTCAGTAGTCCGGTACGTTTCTGTAGTAAGAAGTAACGAGAGAACATCTTAGCCTCTGGCATATTAATCGTATCCAGCACTGCCTCATTGACAATGATATTACCCTTGTCTGTTTTCTTTGTAGGCTTCCATCCCTTCTTCATCAGTCGGTCTGCTATCTGCTTACGACTTGCTATATTAAAAGGTATTTCTTTTGTCTTTGTCTTTAGCTCTACAATGGTAGGTGGAAACATATCGTGAGCCTTCTCTTCAAGAGAGTGAAGCTCATCCATAAGTTTAGCTTCCAGTGTCATACCCTTCATGATGTTGAAGGCAAAGCCATTCTTCTGTTGCTTGTCTACGATGCTACGAACCTCTCGTTCCAGATCATAGGATTTTTCAGAGAACTTCTTGCCCTCTTCTTTAAGATAATTATATGTCTCCATAGTAACAGCAGTGTCGATGTAACAATACCTCAACATCTCTTGATTGAAGTGAGAGAAGTCGTGGTAGTCACCCTTCTTATGTCCTAAGAAGTTACCCCATGCTTCAAGGGAGTGACCGCCATCACGAATAGGATTGTAGAGTTGAGATTTAATAAGTGTATCATCTATCTGATTAACTTTAATATCAGAGCCGGTAAACTTATTAAGAAGGGGAGCGTCGAAGCTTATACCATTATGCATAATAAAGGTATCTATTTTCTTCGACCACTCCCCAAACTCACGACACTGATCTCCTATCCAGTGCCGTGTCTCTCCTGTATCAGCACTTCTTGCAACGATACAGTGTATCTTGGTTGCATCAATAGCATCTGTCTCAATATCAACTACCGCTCTCATGTGTCATGTCCACCATGTATGCATCTTCTACAGGAATGTGAAAGAATTTTTCTCCCTTTCTTATCTTATAGTTAGAAGCTTCTTTAACTTCACACTCTGCTAATGTATTACCATCAACATGCCATGCCATCGTACAGTCATGGTTGAAAACAACAAAGGTAAGAAGATCATTATAACATTCTGATTTCCACTTGTCAATCAGTCTCTGCTTACGGTGTGGAATACGTAACTCTGTCCAGCTTTCCGGCCACTCGTTGCCCTTCCAAGCATACTTAACCTCCACTTCATATAGATGTCGGGGAAGGTCTGGGCCTACGGTAGATACAATATCAAAGTATGTCGTTTCATTAGAAGATATATCAGTATGATCTCTGTCTTTGAGCCATCCTATCATAGCTTCTTTTGCAGCCTTATCTGCAATATCATAAAGGGTTTTATCAAACTTCTTACGTACCTCACTCATTGTCATCCTCCATGAAAGGGTTATCTATCTGTGTCATGCGTCCGGTAACACTGTCGTAGTGTAGGTGGGTTGCAATTCCTGTGTCGCCTGTGTACCTGTTCTTCAGTACACGTATCGTGGTGGTGTTGGCTTCAATAGGATCGTCTGCCTGTTGGTTGCGCTCCAAGGCTATGACACTATCAGATAGGTGTGCAATAGATGCAGAGCCACGAAGATGTGACAACGTAACCTCACGACCATTCTCATGCCCGTTGTCACCTGATGGGCGACGTAGGTGGCTGACCAGCATCAGTGCGATGCCTGTCTCCTCAACAAGAGAACGAAGCTTGGTCATCAGGATGTCAATAGACTTGCGCTCATCTCCATTGTCTTCCTGTCCTGATACAAGGATGGACAGATGGTCAAGGAAGACCCACTTACAGTCAAGTGCCTTTGCCATGTAACGGATGCGACTAAGTATCTCATCGTTCTCCATACTACCAAAGTGATCAAACGCAAAGAACCTGTCAGAACCAATGGTCTTCTCCTGCCAATCGTCCAACTGTTCCTGAGTATACTGGTCACGTATCTCCTTGATATACAGGCGAGCATTTGCCTCGACGCTCATGATGTTGAAGGCAGTGTTACGAGTGTTCTCCTCCAGTGCAAGCACACCAAGATTATCTTCTGTATTCTTCATGATGTGATGCATCAGTTCACGCATGATACTACTCTTGCCCATACCTGCACCACTGGTGAACGTGACAAGCTCTCCTGTCCTGATACCATAGGTCTTGTCGTTCAGTCCTGACCAAGGATAGGGGCAGGTCTGATTGACTGTCTCATCGTACAGGCTACGACCAAGGTCACCAAGGTTGATGATACCTGCCGGAGTATAGGTACGTGAGTTCCACCATGTCTGTGTAAACTTCTCACGTTGTCCCATCTTCAGATACTCATTGGCATCCTTGAGTTCAAGGTCCATAATCTTACACTTGTTAGGTTCAAACAACTTGGCTACTTCCTGCGCTGCATCCTTGCCCTGCTTGTCGTTGTCAAAGCACAGGACAACAGTGTCAAACTTATTAAGATACTCCAGCGATTGCTTACAGTTCTTCACTGCTGATGCGGCACCATTCTTGATAGACACTGACGGCCAGCGGGAACCCATAAGTTCAAAGGCACTCATAGCATCAAGCTCACCCTCACAGACAGTGATAAACTTACCACCCTGATTGAATACATTCTGTCCAAACAAACCACAGGAAGACAGGTCACCCTCTGACCAGAATGTCTTGTCGCTGGTACGTCTGAACTTGGATGCAACATGGTTAGCTTTCTCATCAAAGTATTTGTACATATGTTTGTCAACTATAGTACCTTCTTTGGTAACGGTGACACCATACTTCTTACAGGTATCCATTGAAAGCTTACGATCAGGAATGTCTGAAAAAATAAACGCAGACTTGTTTTGATTTTGCATAGGAACGACCTTGGTTGTAGTAACAGGATTACTCATGTTG